ATGACTTCGGGTTTGCTATCGCAAGAATCAGTCTCGCAGTAGGTGTCGGTGATCGAACGGAAAGGAGTGCAAGGATCGTGGAATCCACGGCCAAAGCGGAATGCTTTTTGTTCGGTTGTGTGGTTAAGAGGCCATGCTTGCTCCTCGAAACGGGTGAAGTATGCAGAGTTCGTGACGAGCTTCTTCACATAGAGGTCGTTGAAATATTCGCGGCCCTCGCGGAAGAAACTGTCAATCTCGGCACAACTATTGAAGTAGAGTTGATCGCTCATTGATTTATTTGATTTTGGTTTAGTTTAGTTTTGCACCGCAAACTACACCATGAGGAATAGCAAGCGAGTGCTTGGTTTCCTCTGCTGGACTCAACCCAGAGTTTCTTTCTGTCCAGAAATCGTTTTTCATGCGAGGTCGAAAACTCGCCAGCCAGAGTGCGGCTGAATCCCTAATGATTATCGTAAACGATAACTTTCGGATTTCTCTTTTCGGGACAATGCAACCGACTATTTACTATGTCAAGCAACTTTTTTCAAAAAAATGAAAAGGGGAGCAAGTTTTACCTTGCCCCCCTTCCAGCTAACAAGAATGATGGGATTATGCGGTCGCCCTACCCTGTGGAGAGAAACGTGCCAATTTACTGGCAAGTCCTTCGGCAATACTCATTCTTGGTTTCTGGGAATCCGATGCACTTGGCGATGATGAGATGCGCGATGATCCTTTGAGTTGTGCGATATACTCGTCTTTCTCTTTCACCATCTCTTGGTATGCCTTGAGTTGTGCTTGAATCTTCTGATAGGCGCGGCCTTGGTGGATCAGTCGGTTCATGTCTTCAACTGATGCCTGCTCGTTGGTCTGCTGTGTAGCTGCCAGCGCAATAGCCTCGTCGCGGGAGATGTCGAACTTGATTCCCTTTTCCTTCATGTAGTCAGCAACCACATCTGGGATTTCGGTAGCCCGATCAATCTCCTGCTGAGTATTCTTGTAGCCCTCACGCCACTGGTTCAGATACTTGTTCCTGCCTTCTTGCTCTTTTTGTTTAGCGGTTTGAATGATATTCTGCTTGGTTTCTTCAAAGTTGACAAGAGCAGCGTGATGTCCTTGAGTTGCTTTGATGAAGCTGTTGACCTGCTCCGCGAATTGATACTGCTTGAATTGCGAGAGTGAGTTCGTGATTTCCTCGAACGCTTGGTCGCGGTCGGCTTCTGCCGCTCTACGATCCTCTTCGGAGGACGCATTGAAGATGGAGGCATTTGCATTGACAGCACGGGAGAATGTCGAAAGAAGAGTTGGATCATTCGATAGCAATTGTCGCGCAGTGTCGTAGGTATTCTTGATAGGATCGAGGTAAGTCTTTTTGAAGTCTGGATTGCTCGTAATATCGTGGAAGTCCAGTTTACCCCTAAGTTCCTTGATTTGCTCTGATAGTTGTTGCTCAACGTCCAGCTTCTCTTGGTTGGCTTTGTTGAGTTGTTCTTGGTAGTGGTTGGCTTCTTTAGTCGATGTTGACTCGGAGACCATTCGCTCAAGTTCTTGGATTTTGGTTTCAAACTTGGGGATTTCATCTTTCTTGTATTTCTCAAGTTCTTCTTTGAGTTTGCGGTTCTCTTCGATTTGCCGCTCAACGAATCCTTTTTTCTTTCCTGTGCGGTCAGACGTGATTTCAGCTTCGGTAACTCCCGTGTGTTCTTCTGGTGGTTCTTCTTCATTGAATTTTTTAATGCCGAGATTGGGATCACCAACATTGGTAGCACTGGGCTTGCCTTCGTCGGTTTGTTGTTGGCTGAACTTCTTGAGGAAGTCAGATGTGTTACCTTTAATCGGAACTTGAGGTTTAGCCTTCAGTTCTTTGATTACTTCTGCTGTGTCGTTTGGGTCTGCCATAAATTAGATTTCGTCGAGGTCTGGGTCGATTGTGTTGTCCGCTGGTTCTTTATGTTTTCCAGCAGCTTTTGTTTTTTTGAATGCTCCCTGCTCCTCAGTTCCAATAGCTTCAATAGTTTTGATTGCATGGATAAGCGTTGTTACTCCTTCTGGTGGGTTTACATTAAGTAGTAAATACGCCTGTAGTTTGTTCCAGTCTTCGTGTGAGGTTATTGCCGCGCATAGGGATTTTACTTTTTCTGTTGTCATGTTTGTGTTGGTGTTTCTTCGATCTCAACTTCTTCGGTAGCTTCTGGAGTTTCGACTTCCATTTCTTCAGTCTCTTCTTCCTCTGGCTCTTCTTCCATCTCTGGAGCTTCCATCTCTGGTTGCTCTGCCTTCGTCTTACCTTTCATCTTCTGAATCTCAGCGCGAGCTTTAGCCTTTTGAAGCGCAAGTTGGGTGATACCCTGTTCTTTGCGTTGCTCTGTGCGTTGAGCGTGTGAGATAGAAGCCTTGCCGATTGCGATGTCAGCGAGCTTCTTCTTGGTGTCAATCTCAATGCCAGATTTAGCAGTGAGGTATTGGAGTTTGACATCTTCCTCGGAGTTTGGTTGACCAGATTTTTGAGCTTCAGCTTCTGCCATCTGAACGTAAACTTGCTGGAGTTCGTCGGCCATTCCTTGAGCCTCGTTCATGCCTTGCATGAATTGTTTCAAGAAGTCCTGCTTCGATGGGTCTTTGCTGATATACTCAACGTGCGCCATGATATGACCACCCTTGAATTTGATAGCACGAACTGCTTTAGAGATTTCCGAGAACTCTGGATTACCTTGTTGAACAGATTGCAGGTTCATCTGCAACTGCATTGCCATGTCTTGGAAGTGACCTTGAGCGTGTTCAATGTGCGGATCAGTTGGTAGCACAGGGAAGTTTGCAGGGTTGACGAACGCATCAGTCATGCCAGCATTTTCAAATCCAATGATACGGGCAGTATCATCAATCTTGCTTGGCTTAGTATTCCGGTAGCGAGCTACGTTGTCTCGTCCCGATAGTGCGGCGATTGCATCTTTAACTGCATTCTCCTGCCCTTCGTTTGCTGGAGTGATTGCTGTAATCTGCAATAGTTTCTCTGCTGTGATGAGCTTGAACGATGGGCTACCCGCTCCATTGATAAGGTTGGAGCGGATACTTGTGATGTTTTTATATGCCGCAGCTTCTTTCGGAGTGCCGAGTTCTTCAAGAATCTCGTAGAACTTCTTCACATACTCGTATCCATCATCGCTGGATTTTGAGCTTACGAAGCGTTTGTAGAGTTGTTTGAAGTAAAGAGTTTGGCACTCGTTGAATCGACGAATCTGTGTTCCAGATAGTTTTGCTGACTCGGCGGCATCCAGTTCTGCTTCGCCTTTTGTCCTCTGCTTTCCACCAGCGGTAGGTGCGTTGATACGATACTGCCCCATGCCCCTATACATATCTCCCATGAAGAACTGCATGAAGCTCATGCTTTCTGCTACTGGAAGTTGGAAGCGGTTCTGGATGAACTTTGCTCCATCTGGCATTACGCTGATAGGCAACCATTCCATCTGCTTGAGCATCTTAGTTGCGTCTGGCCCTTGTCCTTCGATCATCAACATGGAGTTGAGTCGGACGGCATCTACCAGCGAGTTCATTGTGAAGTCATACTGGCGGCAGGCAACGAACGCTGATTCTGCTTGGCTCTTGATGTCTTGGAAGAGTCCGCTACCAACTGAGTCGGTGAGCATATACATGATCTCATCCCATGAATCGAAGAGTCCAATCTTGAGCATCATAAACCCGTGTTGGGTTCGGATGTCATCTTCGCTGATCTTGCCAGCACCCTTGATGTTGGAGTTGATGTAATCGGAGATTGGTTGGTAGTCTTGAAGGATGATAGCCTTGCTGATTTTGCCGTCAAACTCCCGCCAGTAAACTTCGTAGAGGTCGATCTTTTGGTTTACCGATAGTGACCAGTTGAATCCAGATTCGCTGATCGTGCGGAAGAAGTCTTCACGGGTCTTGCGGTGGTTGCTGAATGCGCGGTGGAATCTGATAGCATCAATTGCTGCGTCCACATTCCATCCCATTGCTTCTGCCGCTGCACGATTCTCAATCTTCTTGTAGAGTTCGTATGGAGTCAAACGGACACGGCGAACAAACTCCTCAAGGTTGCAGAAGTCGATCCTAATGTCGTCTGGAAAGAGAAGGTCGGAGAGGAAAACGTGTTCTGGCATCCATCCCATTGGTGAATCCCACATTCCGATGCCTTTTCCATACAGCAACATTTCCTCAAGGTCTTGCTCTGTATTGTAGAGGTATCCGGGCCATTCTCGGATTGCTTGGTCGAATGCTTGGGAAATGTTTTCGGAGTTAACAAGTCGTTCTTTTTCATTTCCAAATTTGCTCTTAATCGTGCAGCAAGCCTGCCGTTCGGTAATCACATCGTAGTAACTAGACTTCTGGTTATCGACAATGAATCCAAGTTGCCCATAGTTAACATCCGATTGCCAAGGAAGTCGCTTCTCTGCGAGCTTGCTGTATCCCGTAGGCGGGAACATCTTATACGCCTTATAGATACGGATACGTTTGTTCTCGCGCCCGATGTTAGCAAGTCGAAGATGATTTGCTATGTTCCAGCAATGCGAGGCATTACTTATCCTCGTATTTGGAGGATTACCATTTTCATCAAGTGTAGCCAAACTGAAGTTATCATTCCCAACGCTTAACATAATATTTTATAGTTTTGCCCATATAAATATTTTATGAGCATTTTTTTGTTGATTTATTTTTTTTGGAATTACTTGAAGATTTTTAGGTTCATGTAATCCTCCGCGAGCTATTGGAATAATATGATCAACATGAAATTTCAATCCAAATCTTTTTTCAAGCCTGTGAGCTTGATTGTAAAAGCACTTGATAAGTTTCTTTTGATTTTCATTTAGATTTGGCGTTTGATTCAGTTTTCTTGCCCTTCTATTGGCAAAAACAACTCTCATTATTTGTGACCTTTTTTCTGGAGATTGATTTTTGTATTTTCTTTGAATAAGAGTTTTTGTTTTTTCTGGATTGTTAGCCCACCATTCTCTTTCTCTTTTTCTTATATGATCTCCGTTTTTTATTCTATTTTCTTTTCTGCGGATTTTTAATAAATCTTTATTGCCGTCTCGAAATTTTTTTTCTTGGAGAGCGTGACGTTTTTTATTTGATTCAAACTTTTCTTGAGTAACCCAAGTTTCTTTTGTTCCCCTATATCTTGCCCAGAAAACCATGCCGTCCTCCCTGACATCCCCACGCTTATATTTGATGATGGTTTCCATTTTTATCGTTTACGATAATGAATTCAAAATGCTCCTTCTCCGATTGCAAGAAGAACATCCGCGAGCTTTATGCTCAAGTTTAGTTCCTAAAACCTTATCAGTAGCCGCTGCTACAGTATGAATGGCTTGAGCAATACGATCACCAAGCCCATCACTATACCAGCAACGATCACTCGGTTGACGCTGGCAGATTTGATCTTCTATCATCTGTTCAATGTTGCTTGGAAGTTCAACTCCATTTGAGCGATAATCTTTTTTAACCCCAGCAATCAAACTTGACCATGTGCTTCCGTAAACAATAGCAGGGAATGTGAGTTTATCACGCTTGATCTCATATTTCCAATACCAACCACCGACTGGTGCAACGTTTTTGTTTTTCAGTTTCATCTTGCCTTTGCACGGAAAATATATTTTCTTATTGATATGTCAAGAGTTTTTTCTTCCAACAAGGGTATTCAAAAATATGGGATGAAGTTCCCAGAAAACATGGACGAACTTGGGATAGAACTTTATTGCTATGCAATTTCCCGTGGAGAGTATGGAAAAGAATACTGTGTTAAGCACAATATTAACCTAACAGATTTTAAATTACTCTCTCCATCTGAACATTTCCTTAATGCTGTGAAACTTCAATGGCCGACTGATGTTTCTATCTACAGTCGAGGATATACGAATACTCAGTTGGTTAGGACACTGGATGAGTTATGTTCTAATACTGACATCTGTTTAGCAGGCGCGGCTTCGATGGGTAAGTCATTTCCAGTTGCACTTTGGATTTATCTTGATTGGTGTTCTGCCCCGCACTGCACTTCTTCTTGGGTTGCTACAACTACTCTGGGTGCATCTGAAGATCGTATCTGGGGTATCATCTCTAAACTATGGAAGTCTGCCAGTGTTCAGTATGGTAAGTTGATCGACTATCGTCACATGATTGTTTGGGGAGGCGCATCTAACGACGAAGATAAAGATTATCGTAATGCGATAAAAGCTCTCGCCTTTCAGTCTGGTAACGAAGGTCAGAAGGCTATTGATACTACCCGTGGTCGTAAGAATGATCGTGTTCGCTTGGCACTTGATGAGTTGCCCGAAATGGAGTTAGG